TAACAATAGTAGCAGGATCAGTATTATCATATCCTTGAGTTACTAATCCAATAATTTCTTCACCACTCATCAGTTTAAAATGTCTAATGTTTATCTCTGAATTACCCAATTTTTACCTCATGTACTTTGTAATTAAATTTCTCTTTAGCATACAGCTTAATTCTTTCAGCTGCGTGGTTAAGTGTATAGTTCTTTTTACTCTTCCAATGTAAGTCGTCAGCTATATCAAATACCTGAGTCTTCATATCGGATTTTCTAAGTCCTCTACCGATCGATTGCAATACTCTTATCTGTGACTTCGAAGGTGAAGCGAAGATTAAATTATGCAACCTCTTTATATTTATACCTGTAGAAAACGTACCGAGACTAGCAACAATAATAGCATTATCTTCTTTTTCAGTAAGAGCTCTTATCGATTCTCTATCATCTACATCTGTTTCTCCAGATACATAGAATAACTTTCTATCTTTATCTACTTTAGTCTTAAGCAGATCATGTAAAGGTTTACCATGTTTTTCAACAAAGTTAAATAATATAAGTGTATTACCTTTTTGATCTACAGCTAAGTTAGATATAAAGTTATTCCTTGGACCATATCTTACGATAAAGTCTAATTCTTCTTGATACTTGCATTTAGAGATCTCTTTACAAATCTCGTCTTTATACTTTAATAACAATACAGATATATCTAATTGTTCTAACGTACCAGCATCTATTAATTCTTTAGTAGTTGTCACCTTATATACTGGGCCAAATAATCCTTCCAATACTAACTGATGAGTTTGCGTACCATCTAATGTACCTGTAGTACCCATTCTATATTGGGCATTAGTACATTTTTCCATAATCGCAGTTAATGATTTAGCTTTAAAATTATGAGCTTCATCACCTACAACCATTCCAAAATCTTGGAACCATACATGTGGTAATTTATAAATTGATTGCCAAGTAGATATTATGACTCTATTCTTAATTCCATGTTTTTCTCTGCCACCCATTATTTGATGTATCTGTTCAGTAGCTTCCCAATCATCATCTAGCACAGAATAGTCCTGAAAATCATTGTACATTTGAGCTACAAGACTAGTAGTAGGTACTATTATTAATACTTTTCCGTCGTGATGCTTCAGATAGTATCTCATGGCCAAATATATAATCAGACTCTTACCAGAACCTGTAGGTGATAGTAATAAGGATTTTTGTTTTGAAAGCGTGTGCGAGAGTCCCTCCATTTGATATGGCCTTGGGGTTACTAAGGAACGATTCACTGTCAGTGTAATATCAGACAAGAGGCCCTCTAGTAAGGGTTCGAGAACTTCACCCGGAGTACCATAGTATTTTGACCCCTCTGAAACCACACTATAGTCCCTTATCGAAGCAAAGTCACAGAGATAGTCAAAAAGGCCCACATAGAGCTGTTTTTTCCTTGAATCATATAACCTTATTTTCCCATCCCATATCTTATTTCTATAAGCTGGCATAAATTTATACCCAGGGACGTAAAAGCAAAAGTGTTCAGACAACTCTCTTTCTATAGATGCTTCGCATTCAATATCAAGCCAAGTTTCATTTTTCTTTTTAACAGTAATAGTTTCCATTAGATACCGCTAGTAAACTTTCTCCATTCTATCATGTTCTTTATATTCTGATGACGCCATTTAATATTATCTAATATTTCCTTTAAAGTGTCATTAATATTTTGTAAGTAAGCTATTTTGCCTTGAGCTTCTTGAATTACTGGATCTGCATCGTACCATTTATCCATATCACCTTTAAGTACTGTATTACCATTCAATGGATCATATTCCCATCCCTTTGAATCTAATTCTTCTTGGGATAGTTTACCACCATAATGCATAAACTTATCTCTTAATAAGATCTTAAAATCCATTTCAGATTTTTTAAGGCGCATGCGATTTACACTGAGTATTTCTAAATACTTAGCGTGTAGTTTAGCAGAGTTCATGGAAGTTTCGTCAAGCTTCATCTCATCGATGATTGAGTCTTTCTTCCACATTTCTAGGATTTGTTCTAAATTATTCATATTATATATTATACCACAAAAACGCTTAAATGTAAACGTTTATTTATTCAAATTCAAAGTATGTATATTTAAAGGTAGCAGTTGCTTCTAAGTATTGTACTTCAGTTTCTTTTGCACTGAATTCTAAGGTATCTAAATTAGTTGGAAATATATCCAAAAATTTAATTGTTTTACCTACATTATTATGTGATGTAAGGACAGATAATCTAGCATCTGATACAAACGGTTCGCCTGTATTAATGAGATTATGCATCCAATCAAATAGTTCAATATAGTTTTCAAAGTTTTCAGTTACGTTAAACTTAATAGTCAAGTCTTCAAAATTGATTCTATCTCCAGTGAATGCTACATTTGAACCTTTATACGGTAATGGAGCTTCAGCGAGCGATATACCTGGTACGTTAACACCAGTACAAAAATATTCTAAATTTCCGTATTTCTCTCTATCTATTAGAAAATTAAATCCTATAGGACTTACGTAGTTTTTATTAGTTGTAACTGCCATCTATCTAACCCTGTTGTATTGTCTTATTCCAGACTTTGTTTAGTCTTCCACTTTTCATAAATTTATGAAATTCTTTTTCCTTCTTTTCGAGGTGTAATAACATAATATGAAAGTCATTCTTCATTTTTTCTATCATATATCTATTTATAAGGCTAGAAAAGCTAGGCAAAAAAAAGGAGCTCCGGAGAGCCCCTTTAATTCGAATTAGAATTAACTAACTACGGTTTACACCATAATGTCGTCGATTCTGAAGATTCTGAAGTATGGATTAGCACGGTCTGTACCAGTTCCATCAGCAGCTACAAATGGGTTGGCTACCATTCCGTATCTTGTTTTGAATCCAATTCTAGGTTGGAAGTCTTCTTCACCAACGGCTTTAACCATTTGTAAAGGAACGTATGGGCAGTAGAACATACCAGCGTCATACGGATTAGAACCTCTGTAACCTACGCAAGCATAATCGCCAGTTGCGTAAGGATCTATGTAGACTTTCATTCTTCCATTAAGAACACCAGCAAAAGTATTACCAGTATCGTCAACGTTAAGGTTAGTCGCCATAGCAGGGCTATAATCTAACATACCAGCAGCAGCCAAGGCTGAAGCAACGTCTGAAGAACAGATAACATAGTTACCTTTTCCACGTCTTGTTTCTTTAGCGATGATATTTGATTCTCTTTCGAGCTGCATTACTAGTCCTTTGAACTTCTCAGCACTCCATCTGCCATCAGAATCAGTGTTAACGTTAAATACACCTTTAAGTGCAACGCTAGCCTGAAGAGCTCCGATTTTAGCTTTAGTTAGAATAGTTCTTACAACTTCTCTGTTGATTTCCGCTAGGATTTCAGCTGATAAGATGTTAGCTAATTCTGACTCAGCGTCCAATCCGTGGATAGCTTTAAGGTCTTGTGCTAGTTCAATTGTGTACTCAGCTTTTAGTGCTCTTGACTTAGCAGTTACTGTAGATTTCTCGATTGAGAAAGCCATTTCACCGAAAGCTGCACCAGCTCCGCCTGACATACCTCTTTGTTCAGCCGTAGCTGTAGGTAAACCAGAACCGAAAGTAGATACAGTATCAGCTTCATCCGCGATAGATGTTCCTGCGTCTCCTGAGTCAGCTACTCCAACTAATCCTGATGGATCAGCTTGATGAGTACCAGTTCCAGAGAAATCAGTATCAGCTTCATTAAATAAAGCCTCTGTTCCACCCTGAGTTGAGTATTTTGATTTCATTGCAAAGATAAGTCCTGTAGGACCATTCATTGGCTGTACGCCAGCGATATCATAAGCAATAAGGTTTGGCATTGCACGTCTTACTAAAGAGATTAAGACTGGGTCAAAGTTAGCAATATTGGCACCAGTAGCATTGGCGTGAGCCTCTGATACTTGTCCAAAACTTTCGTTGACTTTCTGTTCTCTTTGGGCAATTTCTTGGTTTTCCAAGAGTCGTGCAGTTACCGCTTTACGATATTTGTCGCCAATAGGTGCAGCATCTTCATGCTCCAATACTGGTGACCATTTCTCGATTAAATTTTGGTCTGCGTTAAACATTTTTGTTTATCCCCTATATTTTATTTTAAGTGTTTTGTGATAGCTTGAGTATATGCATCCATTGAACCTGTTCCAGCCGGAGCTGTATCATTTCCAATTAGTGCATCAGCTTCATCTACTGTTTCGCTTTTACCATTAGAGAAGTATGATTCTTTGATAGTTTTAACTTTCATTTCAAAAGTTTCTTCATCTTCGAATTCAACATCTTCTACTAGTGATCCAAGTTTCTCAGCTTCTGTTGCTGCTAAGCCCGAAGAATTTCTTCTAATAACATCAGCTTTAGCGTAAGCTTGATTGACAGATGTTAGTTGAATATTGTCTTCTGTGGATTTATTAAGGTTCTCTTCAAGTTCAGTAACTTCAGCTGATAGTTCATCAACTAAATCTACTTTTCCTTCTGGAACTTCAATGTAATGTTCCTTAAATACTGATTGTAAGGAAGTCATAAAGTCTTCAGCGATCTCAGTCCTAAGACCTTGCTCAACTGCAACTTCATTTTCTTTCATCCAATTCTCTACTACATAGTTAAGGTATGAATCTACCTTTTCTACGATTGTAGATTGTATTTCAGCAACTTCTTCTTCAAGATTTTGCGCCATTTCTGCTTCGATTTTTTCAACGACATCACCGACTTTCGCCTTTAATGCTGCTTCAAATACGATACCAGCTTTATCACGGAATCCATCCGATAGCGTAGCTTCTTCAGATACTAATGCATCTAAATCTTCAGAGTAATCTACTTCGAATTCTACTTCCTTTGCAGGGGTAGATTCAGCAACTACTTCTTCAGACTCTTCAGCACCTTCTTTGATGCCAGCCATCTTTTTAAACATAGCTTGCGCTTCATGTTTTCTTGCTTTCTTAAGCATCTCTACTGCGGCGTTAATAGTGCCAGCTTTGGTTTTAGGAAGTTTAATTTCTTCAACTTCTTCGTCGTCCTCTTCAGAATCTTCATCAGAAGGGTCTTCATCGTCATCATCCATTTTACCGTATGTTTCAGATTTTTCGTCTTCTTCGTCTTCTTCTTTATCGTCCGACTCTTTTTTAGCCTTAGCTTCTTCTATATTTGCGTCATCAAGAACTTCTTCCTCGTTTTCAACGAGCTCTTCAGTTTCTTGAATTTGCTCCTCATCAGAGATGACTTCTTCAGCTGTATTGTTGTCTATATTTGACATAGCTTTTTAGTCTCCTAAATATATTTAAAGTTTTGAGAGGAAATTCTTGAACGCCTTTATTTCCGCGCCAGCTAGATGCTTTGACGGAGTACGTTTTATTTCAGTCTCGATTTTTTCAATTTCCTGAGGGGCTAAGATTCCATTATTCCATATCCAATCAACACCTTCCATAACACCATTGACAAATGCCGATGGTGCAGAAGGGTCTTGGACTATATCTACGGAGGCTAACATAAAGTCAGACTTCACATACATGGCGCCTTTGCGGTTCTCAAGAGTACCCATTCCACGACTAGATACACCAACCTTCACACCACCATCAAGAAGACCTTCTACGATCTTGCCCATAGGGGTGTTTAAAATTGATGCTTTTCCATAAACATCATTTCCCTCAAATTTGAGTTCCGTGATTTTATGAGAAACTTTGTCAAGGTTTATTTGAGGTCCAGCTGGATGATCTAACTCACCAACTGCTCTACCTTGACTAACCTGCTCTTTAACGTATTTGTTAACTGCAGATTCTAATATTTCTTTTTCATACACTCGGCCGTTTCTATTTTTTTGTTCGGCCTGCATGAAAACACCTTCGATGACTAATTGCTTAGCACCGCTTTTTGTTTTTTCTTCGATAACTTGTAAGTTGTTATCTACATATTCTGAGATTAGCTTCATTACTCTGTTTCTTCTCCCATAAGTTTCATAAAGTCATTGGCTGCTTTTTCAGCATCCTTCTGACTTTTAAAGTTATTATCTAATAATTCGCCTTTTATATAAGCTGCAAATTTATTACCTTTTTTGGCAATAATAACTTCATTGTTTTTCTTCTTCCCACCCTTGAATTTCTTTACCTGTTTATATCCAGGGTCAAGTTTTTCCATGAGCTCTGAAAACTTTAACATTACT